ATTTTAAGCCGGCTGGATTAGCCACTCCGGTAAAAATAGTTATAAATTGGTTTATATTCATAATGTTGTGCAGTTATTAATTTCAACGGTGCCGCCATCGCTTAACACATAAGCGGTGTATAGTGGGTTCGCCGGTAGTTCGTAGGTTATCATAAAGGCGGTAATAATTGATCCGGTCTGCCGTTATTTGGATCGGTTATAAGACTTCCATACACCCATTCCTTATAAGTAACGGTTGTAGTCTTTTCATTGAATGACAAATTCAAAGGCTTATAATCTACCGAGCCAAAAGTAAACTTATGGTTGTAGCTTATTGGCTTGGTTAATTCAATCTCGTAATATTGGGGCGGTTTAAATGCGGTCTTGGCTAACTCAATTGATATAATAGTTAAGAGCAAGTTTTCTGCCGCATCCCATTGCAAATTAGTTCCAGTTAAGCCGCTTACTCTATTTATGAAATATCTGAGTTCTCCGGCTATTGGTGTGGCCGTATTGCTAGACTGAAAAATATCCCCTATCTCCGTTTTAAAGCTTAAATCTACTCCGTTGCGTTTCTTAGTATTGTCCGCATAGTATTCGGTAGTTGTTGGCGTACCTGTGTGGTATTCCATGACCAGCGTGCTGCTAGTGGCGAAACCATCTAAATCGTCTCCGGCGGTTTGTGTGGCTTCAACGGAAACATATATCGGCTGGGTTCCAATGTTTGGTAAAGCTGCGGTATGGAAATTAGCTACGGTATGTGTAAAGTCTTCAATCGCTGGGTTTCCACTATTATTTTGGACATTCTTATGCTTTGTTACTGAGATCGCATTACTTGCGGTTTTTGTCCATGCCGTACCATTATAGTAGTAAGCTCCATATCTAATTTGAGCGGTAATTGTAAACTCTACATTCTGTAAAGGGTAGCCATCGGGTACCGTTGCCCTTACCTTCCAAGCTGCGTTGTACTGCAACTTATTAGTACCGGTTGGAACTGCATTCCCTACATAATAATTACTTCGGCTTTTATATTGGGTTACCTCGTCTTTAATTATTGCGCTACTCGGTTGGTTGTGTGTTATATATATTTGCCGCGTTGCTGGTTTAAATAACTCTAAACCATCACTAAATACCTCTGCGGTATCTGTTACACTATAACCAGTTAAACGGTATAAAAAAGCGCCTTGATATCCATAAAAATTATACCAATCTGGAGTCTCATAGTATGCGCTACGAAACACTAAAAGGCCTCTGTCTTGGAAACATTGCAGCCCAAAGGTTACCAATATGTCATCCATTACATCCCTAAAGTTTCTCCAGCTTGTCCCGGTGTAATATAGACCTTCTTGAATACACCCAGTCCAATACATTCCGCCCTCAGTGTCTCCATGCAAAGCGGTTACTTGATTTGGTATTGGATGCTGAGAAATTGCATAAGCATCGTATATCTCCCAGAAATCAAATAATTTAAAAATTTCATAAATTTGAGTAGTAAACGGCTTTGCTCCAGTAAACTCATAAAGTGAGCTAGTCTTGTCTAGCATTTGGAAACCATCAGAGGCTACAAACTTTATGAACCTTTGACCGTTAATCAATTCTATCTCTCCTAAATCAGGAGTAATAAAACCAACATACACAACGTCTATCCCTTTGGTAATCTTGACAAAGTACATCCCGGTGGCATCTTGTAAAATGCTACGCAGATTGGTGGTCAAGTCGTTATTATTTATGAGAGCTTGGAACGTACAAACAGAAGGTAAAAAGCCGGGCTTATTGCTATCTAAAGCGCGGTAATCTATTGACCAGCTCGCAATGTCAAAAGTATATGGGTTCGCGCTAAATGGCGGATTAATTGCCCATATAGCAAAGTCATGATCTGCGGTCTTTGCCGTTGCTATTAATTGTTTAGCCACCTATCCGGGAATTTGTTGTATTGTTTCTATCCGTTGCAAGCTTCAAATCATTTCCGGCTATTCTTAATTTAAATTTACCGTCTTTATCAAAGCCAAAGGGTAAACCCATACCGCTGCCCACCTCTTCAAAAATGTCCTTAAAACTCGCACCGCCTCCGGCTAGCTTTATGGTTATGGCTAGGGCCAAGGTAGCGGCGGCCATCGCTAAAACTTGTTTAATATAATTCTTAAACCCTTCCTTCAACACAGTGAAAAAATCTTGTGTACTTGTCAAAGCGGCATCAAAGCTGGCCTTAAATATTCCGCCAATTTCTGAGCCTATTAGAGATATCCTTTGCAATTCTAATTCTAACCGGGTGTAAGCTCCGGTTGTTGCATCAATCCTCTTTAAATCGTCAGATAGTAAATTGCCAAACTGAAGAACGACTCCATTTGTTTCTCCATAGGCTAACCCTAAATCATGAACTCCTTTTGCTTGTATGTTAATGCCTTCAACGGTTGGGCTAAGTATCTCATTCAATCGCTCTTCCAAAGCAATAATTTCGGCTTGGCTAGTCTCAAATTCATCGCTTGTTATATCCGCTGACTGAAATTGCTTTTTTAACTCTGCAAGCTGATCGGTTAAGCTTTTGATTGTTTCAATAACTCTTGGCATCTCCCTATAACTATCCGGATCATAGTATATCGAGGGGGCCATCATATAGCTAGTATCTGGCGTTTCCTTTTCCTTTTCTGGAGTAGGGAACATACCAGTAATCCCAGCACCACCTTTGACCAAACCAGTCGCAAGGCCTTTACCAAGGCGCAAAAAGAACAACGCAACACCGGCACTGGCTTCTCCTATTTCTGCCGTTATATTTTCCCATTCTACCTCTAATTGAGTGACTTTATCCGCAGCGGTCAATGATGCCGTACCCATCTTGTCCAATTCCTCAACGGCTATTCTAGTCATTGCGGCAGATACATCGGCTACGTCTGCCATTTCCAAACTGATGCCGCCAACTTCTTCTTTAAGCCTTTGCGCTGATATACCTAAGTTATCTAGTCTTCTGGTAGACTTTCGGCCTATACCCTCAACGATAGAATTAACCAGATGATCCATGCTCTCCCCGGTTTCATCTGCTCGGCGTTTGGCAAACTCCAAAAGAGTACCCATGTCTCTGAGTGGTATACCTAGGTTTGCACCTTTAACGGATTGTTGCATAAGCTCCAAATCCGTAACTAGTCCCCGAGTAGATTGGCGCATTTCCTCCAAGTCGGCAGCATCGCCAAACCGCTTAAAACCAGCGGCGGCTTTTGTAAGTTGTGAATTTAATTCAATGGACTTACTAGCAAACGCTTGTAATTTAGAAACGGCAAAGCTTGCACCAATAACACCGCCCAAGTTTTGGAACTTTCGAGATATACCTTTTAACGAACTATCTACCTTCTGGATTCCCTTTCGGAACTCCCGGACATCCATTCCTAGAATTACTTTACTTGTTGCGTCTTGGGCCATCTGTTACACTTTTATAAAACTCGGCAAAGCCGTTCTCTTTTTTCTCATCTTCAAAACGTAGCAAGTCGGTATCTTGAATGTTACGTTTTACACTTTTACCGCTGACGTTTACCAATATAGTGGCAAGCCAACGAAATCTCTTCCAATCCTCTTTAACGTCTTCTAAGCCATGTTTAATTACGGCTTCGATTGTTTCGCTATCGAGAGCTTTTGCATCGCTTAGGGATAGCCCTAAACGCCCCACCAGCAAACCAAGTACGTCTACTCCGCCGCCGGCTGGGAAAAAGGGCCGTTAAGCCTCTCGGTAAGTTCCTCTAACGCTAAAGGTGAACACTCCTTTTTGAAGTCTTCAAATGTGGGCCGGTTGTCATTATCCCAATGTTCTTGAGCGTACAACATAGTTAACATATCCGAAATTTTCGGTTTAGTCATATCTGTTACGCTACCGCCGGTTATCTCTTCAAACAATAAAGCTGCACCGAGTGTGAATTTTTTTCCCATTTTTATTTATTGTTTAGTTAGTTGCCTCTGTCCAAGCTCCAGTACCTTGCAATGAAAAAGAATAAGTCGCGTTATCCTTATCAGCGAAAGAGCCGGATAATTGGGTTAAGATTGCTGCGCCGGTAATGTTTTGCTTTCCAGAAGTTGGAGTAATAGTACCAATATCGGTCTGAGTAATTTTTAAAGTCACTGAAGTACCCAAGAAGTTATACAACTCGTCTGGATCCCAATCAGTTGCTCCGTTACCAAATAAACCAGAACCGGAAACACTCCAAGTCTTGGCAGATGTAACGTAACTTCTAAAGCTCGCATCCTCCTTGGATGTTGTCTCTCTTGTTTCAGCGTTCAGCTCAAAGCTGCAATCTGACTCTAATGCAAAGCCCTTGTACGATGAGCCGCCGTCATTAGATAATAAAATGCGGAATTCTCCGCCTGCAATTGATGCCATAATTATAGATTGATGTTAAAAATAAAATCGCAAGCCATGATAACTCGCTCGTTAATGTCGTCATAGAAAAATTGAAGGCTTTCCAAATGTGCCTCTGTATAGTTTGAATTGGTCTTTATCGCTTGCCTTATTGTAGCCAGCTCCGCTTGCGCGGTGTCTGCATCTACAAAGTGAAAAAACAAACTTGCGCTTATGCCTTCGGCAGTTGCCCAATCTTTGCTCTCTGTTACATCGACCCCGGTGATGGTGATGATGATATAATCTGAAGTTAACCCTTGAGGGGCTGCGTATGCGTAGACATCTTTAGCAGTTGCCGCATCTACCGCATCGTAAACATATTGTAAGTAATTCATCGTAGTATCGAAGTTATGCGCTTTTGGATGTGTTTTTGCATCATCCTTTGAGCTTTTTCAACTACGCTTGTATTTCGTACCGCTTTACCAATGAAATCTTTTGTTTCAAAGTTCTTTGCAGTACCTCCAAACATTTGCCAAACGGCATAAAATGCCCCGGCTGGTCTTTTGTTCTTACCTCTAAGCCCTACAATAACGTACGCCTTTTCGGTTCCTTTATTCGCCCACTTACCGATTGATCCGTATAAGTTGCGAAACGCTGCGCCACCTCTGCCCATTGTTTTAAGCCTACCGCCTTTTTTCTCTTTACTACCGGCATACGCTTGGTTTCTGGCTTCGGTTACTAAAGGTTGCGCTTCTTTTAATAATACTTTGCGCACTTCCCTAAATCTCATGCCTTCGCTAGTTCCTAGCTTACTGAGTCTTTTTCTGAAGTCCTCAAAGCTTTCAGTCCTACCGGATTGGCTTTTTAAGTATACGGTATTAGAGCGTGGCATTGTCTCGTAATTTAGCTTTTACTAAAATAAAACGGAGCCGCCCTTCGGGTGCGATGGATACGATGTCA